CTCTAAACTCGTTTGGCCCCATCCCAATGCCTTCGTCACGAGGTGAGTCAACCGCAAGTCCCCCGTATTCCGGACCTAGATCATAAATTCCGTCTACGGCGTTTTGGCGAGGTCCGGGGTCGAGAGGGTCTTGGGCAGCAATCAACCCTAACCGCCTTTGTCTTTGTATTTCTTCTTCACCCAACGGCAAATTTTCGCGCCGTTTTGCTTCTTCTTCTCGCAGCCTGCGCTTCTCTTCGTCGTAACTTTCTTCTACGTAGACCATCGTTTACCCAATCAGGTTGTCGTTAATTCTGTTTGTTCCAGCAACAGGGAGGTTGAGGTTCATCTGGCAAGTGCCAAAGCATTGATCGAAGAAGTTTTGCATCTCACCTGCGAGGTTGTTTGCAACTGCAAGCGTGAGTCTGTCTTGGTTACGAAAGTCAGCAGAGCCTCGAACAATCAAGACAGATGGCCCACCCGGATACAACTGCACTGCCTCTGCAAGAACAAGCTCATCCATAATCAATGTCTTGTTGTCTGTCAGTGCAGTTGTAAACTCGACAGTAAACCGTGAGTCATTGGTAATTGAGTCAGCGTCAGTCTGCCAGACACCCGTGACTCTTTCCCATGTTGCTGCAAGGTTGTCGCTGCTCAGGTCGTGTGAAGTAGTCGCCGTAGTAATTGCATTGTACGAAGCGTCAGTAAGGGAGAACTTGAGGACACCACCAGAGATAGTCCCTGAGTCTGCGTGTGCGCGGATGTTCACTGAGAAGATGTAAGTTCGCAGAGGCTTTACTCGCCCCATCGTCCCCTTGGCTGTACCAAACTGCTGGTAAATCCTGTGTTTCTCATTGCCATCACCATTGAAGGCAATGCCATATGTCCCGTCCGGGCTAAAGTTCACAGCCATACGTTCGATAGGGTTGCTGCTGTCAGGTGCGCCACCTTGGCTAAACGATCCACTGGCTCTACTACTGTCTGCTGTCCAGTTTGGAAAAGTAGCAGCAGCAGTAGTATTATCAAACCCACTGTTTGAAAGAATGTTTGTGCCTGTTTTTGTTTTTTGTGGGGTGGTTGTGCCTGCTGAAGTCACTGTTATGCGCGTTGACGAAGAACTGCCCTGTGGGTATTCATAGTTTCTAGGACTAACGGCCTTCTTGCCTAGTGCAACAAAAACTTCATTGCCCGCCTGCCTGCCATTAGATTCATCTGATACGCACTCTACGCGAAGTGTTTCGACCTTTGCGTTTTGGTGGTTCTTTTGCGCAGAAGTGCCGAGTTGATTCATTGGCATAAGCGCCGTTGCAATCATGACACCAGCGTTAGTTGTTTTAGAAATCTCGGCAACAGTGGTACTAACCGTGCTGTCATCAACGTGAACTGTCTGGGTAACACTACTACCTCCAACGGTTTTAGTTGAAGTAGTGCGCATATCTTCAATTAACAACTTAAGAGCAGCTTGCGTGCTTGCGGGTTGCAAGTCGAGGCCATCGCCAACAGCTTCAATAAGAACCCTATGTGCTGCTGTATCAATTAAGCTGTCGAATGTATTGAAAAAACCATCAAACGTTTCACGGTTACTTGTAAGTCCAGAAACTTGCCATGCCGTGGCATCAGTAAATGTCGCTGAAATGTCATCAGTTTCGGTTCTGATAGTAGACTTAAAAGTGTTAAGGACTTTTTTCAGTTGGAATATCTTACCCAACCGTGTAAACAGGCCCCCAGTACCGTCATATGTAATAGCCATTTATGTTCCCAACACAGTTAGCATGATTTGACCTGCGCCATTTGAATCGGTTTCTACTTCCAAAGTGTAATCAGAAAAAGACAACTCAATGTCTTCTATTTTAAACACCTCTGTAGTTCCAGCGGCAACAGTAGAGTGATATATCTTGTAGTTTGATTTGGTTGAATCTGGTCTTTTGTTCGGAATTGCAAACAGTTCAACTAAAGCGTTTGAACCCCCTGCGTGCGCAAAAATAAAACAACCAATGTTTTGGTCTGGGCCTAAGCCAATTTGCAAAACGCCATTAGCCAGAAGTCTTTGGCTTACTATTTTTTGAATCATATGGAAGTACCTTGTTTAGCAACTGCCTTCTTTTTTGACATGGCTTGCAAGGTTTTATCCCTACAGCTTTAGTAACCTTCGCAACGGTGTCGCCAAAACCACGGCTCTCTCCCTCGAAACTCGTGCACTCTGAGCATTGAGACCAAGAAGGAGTGCCGCCAAATAGCTTCAACTTGCAATTAAAAGACACTCCTGTCTCTGTATTAATCGGCTCTGAGCTATGTTTACACTGGATTGATGTTGACATTTCTATGTGCTCATGTTGGCTTGAAAAATTAACCCACCGGCCCCGATAAACTCTCCGCAAGTGTATTCATTGGTAGGGCTACCGTCAGACAGTGGGGCTGACAGGACCCATTGGTTCTGTGGGTATGAAGTTACAGATGTACCTACTCTTGTGTTTTGCAGAGCCGTGGGGTGTGGCCTGTAATATAATTGACCGGGTAAATTTGCAGGGGTGTATCCCCCCCAGCACGGCCCAAATACCTGTTCACCAATTTGTGTTGCTGGCCCACACCGCCCGTACCCACCGTAATCGTAACTGTTGTCTCCGCCGCCCGGATCAAACGCCGCAGCAATACGATTCGTTACACTGTTGTGACTGAGTGTGTAATCAAAGATTGGGGGACTTACAATGCCTCCATCTGCATCTAAAGAGTAGAACACAGCCCTCATAGTTGTAGATGAGCCATTTTGCGAATGAATTCCATACCAGCGGCCTTGAATTGTCTCTTCCGGTACAACCTGACCCCTTGCCCAAGTCGGAGTAAATACCGGTGGTGTTTGGCAGCAAGGTGCTGGTGCAGTATCGGTCCAATCGCCGGTTCCGTTGTTGCCTGCTGTCCAACGAAAATACGATTTTGTGAATGGACCATCTACTGTGTAGTAGGCATAACCTTCTTGAGTACCATCGTCCCACTCACAAACATATCTTTCTCCTGTAAAACTTGCATTCCATTCGCCAAAATAAGACGCTCTTGGCCCAGAAGCCAGAACCTTAAACCCTTTGCAATCGTCAGAAAAAAGTTCTGGGTCTGGGTAACATTCTGGGCAAAGTTGGCTTTGGGAGCAGACTGGCTGTGGTGGCGGTGCTGCAAAACCAAAACCACCAGTATTGAAACTGGCACCGCACCCATCAGAAGCACAGCAAATATTAGACCCGACACCCGGCAGGGTACAATTCTGAAATGTTGGTGTTCTAGTTACTGAAGTGGCGTTACTCCACTCTTGGAACGGTGATCCATTTGCGTTGCTGCAAGTTCCATAACAATAACCAGCGTCATTGTAGTGATGCGCAAGAAGGGTAGTGTAAGACCTGCAAATGTAACTAAACGAAAACGTAGGCCCAAAAGGTCCACACGGTGGGTCGTCGTCATCACAACAAGTTACACAAGTTGAACCTTCCTGCCCCGGCCCAAGGTTTATGGAAATTGCAGCCCACTCTACATATTCAACATCTTTGTTTTCTGGGCAACAATTACCTTCTACTGCTGGCTCGTCTTCGCCGCAAACGTAATCAATTACCTTGCAATCAAATTCCCAGCAAGCACTGACCCCATCAATATCTCCCACAAGAATTATTGGGCCATCATCAGTGAGAGCGCAAATGGTGTCAGGTATTTGACATACGTTGTAAACTATTGGTTTTTCTAGGCAACAGGAAGTTAATGTTGCAACTAAGACACCGCAAGGGTTTTCTCTGCAACAGAAAGCAACCTGCATAGTGTCACGTGTCATTAATAACCACCTGAAAAAACAGCACCACTACCATCATCATCGCCGTCATCGCCGTCATCGCCGTCATCTCCAACAAGGCAACCTACGCAAATTGGAATAATGTGGTGAAAGAAAAACGCAGGCAATTCTTCTGTGCCTAAAGAATCTCCAGCTAGGCCGGGTTCTTCTTTTTCCTGTTCAGGTCCTGCTGGTTCGTATTCAAAACAAGACACGACATCGAGCAAGATAGGCTCAACTGATATCGTTGCCCCTAATGCAATCAATCCATCCGCGCACTCTGAACTCAAACCAGTGCCTACCCAAGCAGCGTCTTGAATAGGACCCGGTGTAATTTCAGCTAAATTGCAAGCGTACCCTTGGCGAGACTCACCTTCGTGTTCAGCAGAGGGCAAGCGTATAACCTCTTTTACAAGGTAAACACCTACGGTCTTTGTGGGTTGTAAAATTTTTGCAGGAAAAGCGTTTGTGCCACCACCTTCACCTGCAATGTCAGCCTTTTTAATCAAATGTTGCAAGGGCTGTAGGTACTGAGAAATTTCATGCAAGTCAGATATGACATTTTGCATGTCCCTGTTGAACTGTTCAGAAAACGGTTTAATTTTTTGCGTAAACGTTACCGCTGATGTTCGGGTCATACCAACCCCAAATCTGAAAACTGTGTCCAACTACCTCGTGGGTTGTAATCTTGCACCAAGTCTATGGTCCATTTCCCTCCGCAATATTTTGGAACCTGTTCATAAAACTGAGTAGGCGACAAACTGAATTGGTACACACCAAAGAACCTACCGTACTGACCATTGCTTGTAGTGTAAGAACCCATCTCATCCATTTGCACACCATCAAACCTGCATTGTCCGGCATCAACCGAAAGGCTGTCACCAAAGTCTACGGGTTTACTATTGAGGCCACCCACGTACCCCGCATATGTAAAAGGGTTGTTGTAGTAAGCAAAAGGAACTTGTATGCGAACAATTGGAAGTAGCATTGTTCTGCTGAAACTGTTTGGGTTTGTCTTTTTTGTGGACTGCTCTTCTGTTGGTGCTGGCGGGTCACCGCCATACGTGCCTTCGCCACCATCACCATCACTTGCATCTGGTGTTACGCAACCTTCTGAAATGATTGACCCACCCGGAAGCGCGTAGTCGTTCATGTATTCATATGGGCCATCCGTAACAGGAATTCCATCTGTGTAAACACGATGCGCCTCAAAGTCGCACCTAAGTTTCAAAACACTTCCAACAGTTGGCCCTGATCCATACGGATCAGTGATGATCCTGAAGTAAGAAAGTGTCGCAGTCCATCGGTCTCTGCCAACCTTAGTTACTTTTGTAGTTTGCAATCGCAGAGTGGTGTCTTCAGGGTGTACTAATTCACCGCCAGTGAAAACGGGGTTTCCCGCTGCGTCGAAACCACTTGCAACCCTTGCAACAAAAGACCCATCGCTTTCCCTGAATGCTTCTGAGCCTGCTCCCAATTCAATAAAAGCGAGCAATGCAGCTTTGTCACCAGTGTGATGGTACATCAGCCTGCGCACTGCCTTGTCTTTTCGGAAGTCGTTATGACCTCTCGTAAAAGAAGATCCCGGCAAGTCGTTGCCGATTTTTCTAGTAGTCATTTAAGACAAAGCCTCCGAAACAAGCTCAACTAATTCATTAACACCTGTTAAAAGCTCTTGCACAGCGTTGTTCATCTCAGCAACAGCATCGCTCACTGCTTCAATGTTGCTTGCCATATCTGCTGTCTTATCGTCATCCATTATGCGCTACCACCTTCTTCAACAAAGCTAACCGTCTCATCGCCCGCACTATAATCCCCAGTGTTGACTCTGCCAGTCAACACCCCAGACATTGTAATCTGTACGTTTTCCTGTTGCATTGACCAGTCAATGTCGAACCGCTCAAAAAACAGTTTGAATTTAAGTTTGTGAACATTGCTTCCAGCCCCAGAAGACAAACGAATTTCTACTTCAAAAATTTTAGTAGCATTTTCAACTGCTCCAGTTGCATTGTTTCCTAACCCAATTTCGTTATGTGCAACGAACCTAGTTTCTGTTAGGCCAATGGCTTTGTCAAAAGGAATAAATCCTTGCATCGCAACGTTCCCGCGCAAGTACCCAAGAGACACGTGATTGACTACATCAGCACCCGCGATGTTTCTTGAAACACCTTCACTGGCACCGCCATCAGCATCGAAGTCTTCTTCAATAACTTCAACAGCTTTAGTGTTTGTAGACATCTTAAATGAAGTCAACAGGATCTTGTAAGAAGACCCTGCCTCACCCAAAACACCGCTAGTCGTAATAATAGCATTGCCATTAGCGGCAGTCTTTGCAACTAACGGTCTTTGGAACTTAGCCATACTTCACCTAATTAGTCAGCGGCAATAATTGCCTTGAAACCAGCGGTAGTTGCGTTGCCTTCATTTACATACAAAGCTGTTCCGTTCCCACCGTCAGTCTTAAAGAAGAGTGCGCCGGTTGCATAGCCAGCAACAGAGCCGGGAACAGTTGTTCCGTACTCAAAGAGCTTGCCGCCCTGTTCGATTTCAACTTCTTTGTTCAGGTTTTCAAAAGCGTTATGTGCAGACATGGTTTTCCTTAGAGTTCATAACGGCCATTTTGGTAGACCGTTACATCGGATGTGTACAAACGAGGTCGTGTGAATCGGTGCAAACCATCAGATCTGTCACCGTTGTAACCGAGGTAATCTCCATACTCAATCGACTTCACGGCTTTATCAGCCGCAACTGCGTGTTGCAATCTTTGCAAAAAGTAATTCTTCGCTGACGAAACATCGCCAATACCAAACGACTCTGCAATGCAAACATCAAGTGCAGCGTACACAGCATCGTCGCAATAGTCCGGAATTCCGGAACCACTCGCACTAGCTGTGTTTGGGGCGGTCAGGTACTGGTATCTGAGTTGATACTCTGCGTCTGGAATCGGCCAGAGTTTGACTGTACTGTTTGAGACTGAAGCGTATTCTGGCCTACCTGAGTTTGGGATGTTGGCCTGCCGCAAGTCGTCGATGATTGTATCCGCCACGACCTTGATAGAGCCGTAACCACTATTTGGCGCGAACGTAATTGGGCCAAGGTTTCCTGCTCCAGTTGTCTGTGCGTAGTTAATGTAAACAAGTTGATAGCTTGTGCCCACTGCTATGTCAGTATCAGGAACCTCTCCTCCAACAAGTGTTAGCTGTGTCGGTGAGTCTCTTGAATCAACTTCAAACAATTGATCGTTTACTAGAACAGACGCGCTTGTAATTGAGTTAGCTGGGAAGGTTGTTCCAACACCAGTGACCGTTGTGGTTCCTGCGTCAATAGAAATTGTTCCGGTCGAATAAGGCGCTTTTGTAAAGAACATAGCACTGCCGCGATTGAACGACCAGATGTGACCAATGGTGTCACCCGGCCCCGGTGGTGCTAGGTAGAACATGCGGAAAGCTTTGTCAATTACAATATTAATCAGGGCTTCGGTGGCTGAATCTGCCGCACCATGAAACCCTAAAGCTCTCCTGCATAAAGCTTGCATATCAGCTTCTGCGACTGTCATTGTTTTTTCCTGTTCTTCTTTGCAGAAATAATACGCAAGTTGCCCTTGCTATTGTTGCGCGGGTTGCCGTCTTTGTGATCTATGTGCTTGCCGTCACCCTTGTGCACCACGCCAGCTCTTGCAGCAGCGCGTCTGTTCTTGTTGCGCAACGCACGTTCTTTTTTCATGCGTGTGCTGGAGTGATATTTTTCGTAATCTGAGTTCATTAATAAATCAGTGCAAACCTGTAGGTTCCAAAAACGCCTTGGATTTTTGGACCACTCTCATTACTACAACACAGAGACAAAACCACGTGATCAAAGAATGGGTTCAGTGGCATAATGCAAAAAGACGAATCTGCTGTATCGGTGTAAGCAGTGCCTGTTCCGTCCGTAGCATCAGGCAGGACAGTATTTGAACTGCTCATAGTTGGAACAACATAGTGTGGTCTAGTTTTTGCCACAGTGACTACACTGACATCCGCAACTCCGCCAGTTGCATAGGGTTTGTAAATTTTTCCGTCGTCTGGGTGAACAATATCCGTGCCACTAGCAGGAATTGCAAACGTGCTATCAACCCATGAAAAACTTTGAATGAAGCCAATGTTCCAAAGAATGACATTGTCATCTTCATTAGGAGTCTGCGGATCACCAATCGTCTTCATGCCGTAAACTTCAAAGCCCATTCTAGTGGCGGTGCCAGTAACATCTGAGTCAGCACTAACTCCACTTTCCGTGACAGTGGTCTCAATAAGGTCTCTCATGAGCGGTTGAATGTAGACCGCCTTTGCGCCTTGTGAATTAATAATACCGCTACGGTTGTAATCGCTGATAGAAGCATTTATCGAAGGAGAGGTTTCGCTGTTTCTTTTGAACACTCCGCCATTGCCAAAAAAAGGTGTTTGCGGTGTACTGAACGGCGCAGCATTAAATTGGCTGCCTGAATATAAAGCAGGGCCTAATTCTATTCCTGTTGCAAAAGACATATCTACTCCTTAATACAACAGCGAAATAAGCGCGTTAAATTTTTGTGAGGTACTCAGAGCTTCTGAGTCAAAAGAAAGTATGACTTCTGAGAAGAAGTCAATGCCGGGGAAAATAGTAAAGCCAGTTTCAAGGTCTGCCAGTGTCCCGTTGTCTCCTGTTGGAATATCAGAACCCGACAATGCAGGAGCCATAACAAATGGGGCCATGTCATGTTGGCCACCAGCGGTGTTGTCATGGTGTTGGAAAGTGAAGCCGCCCGGATTATCAAGAGTCCAAGACGATGTGTTATCAACATTGCCACCTGTAACTGTGGCAGCAACTGGCACACCTAGTTGAAAGACAAACTTGTCGGCGGCTGACGCTGTTGGCTGACTTGGTTCACCCTGTTGCATAACACCATAGAGTGTGAACTTTGAATCTGTACCACCACTGCCAGTAATCACTGGTCCAAGCAATGGCATGATCATAATTGCAGTTGCGTTACTGCAAGGAATTCTTGCAATAGTGCCAGCCGCAGCAGCAGCGGCCAAGGTTGCTTCGGTTTGGATTGAACCGCTTGCCCCATATAGATCTTTATCTACATGTGCAAGACCTTCACCTTGGTGTGCCCAGTGAAACCCTGTTGAATAACTCATCTGCGCTCCGTGCTAATTAGCTAGTCCGCTTTTTAGATTCAGTCCTAGTAGACGTGCGCTTCTTGGCAGCAACTCGCTTGCCTGCGCCCTTACGTTTTGCACTGGGACGCTTGTTGGAACCCTTTGCTGCTTTAGGCATGTTTACTTCTTACCCTTCTTCATTGGCTTCTTCGTGCCATTTTTCACAACCATATTTTTCTTCGGCATAGCCTTGCCCTTGCCCTTGGGTGGTCTTCCAACTTGTTTTCCGTATGTACCTTTGCCTTTTGGCATGTCTTACTTCTTTCCACAATTGCAGTCCCACTTACGCAGGGCTTTGTTGATACGACTGTCCGGATCTCTTGCTGTCTTCTCGCTTGTCAATCGGGACTTCATTCCGCACATACGTGCACAAAATGACTTTCTACGACTAGCAGACTTCTTGCTGGTCTTTGCTTTCTTTGCACTCACTGGCGGCTTCAGTGTACCGCCGGTTTGCTTTTTGTAACTTGCTCGTCCTTTAGCGTTCAGGCCACCGGATTTGTTTTGGCCTTCTTTGCGCTGCCATGCTGCTGACTTTGCCATTACTTCTTCTTCCTTCTTTTGCCGCTCGCAGTAATAGGGTATTTGATACGAGCAGGTCCAGTTTTTCTTGCAGCGGCCTTTTTCTTTTCTGCGGATGTCATTTTATCCGCAACTTTTTTCGGCCTGCAACTTGGGTAGGGCCTATTGGACCCTTTTGCAGATTTGCGGCCACAGGGTTTGCCTGTTTTGATGTCTACCCATTCTTCAGCAAACCACTTCTTAAGTCCCTTTTTTGCAGCCATCAATACTTGCCGCCGCGCTTTTTATAGGTCTTTACAAGCCAAGCGTTTGCGTAAGCCGAAGGATAAACATCAAACTTCTTTTTGGCCTCAGCCTTCACGCTGGAATACAAGGCTTTGTTTTTAGGAGTAGGGCTGGCGCTTTTCTTTGACATGTTCATTCATCCTCTTCATCGTCCTCGTCGTCGTCAACGGGGACAATCATTAAAGTATCCATAGCTATTTCAAATAAAACGCCCGAAACTTGCCATTTATCTAAATCGAACTCAGTCTGCCAGTAATTAACATGCTTCTGCAACTCTGTTTTCATTTTCTGAGCAGGCGTAATCATGGGTTCATCCTCAAAAGCTCTGCGTCCCAGCACTTCCCGTTCAAGCGAGAGGGGCGGTCCCATATGCACTCTACAACAATAATTGCAGCGCCCCACATACTTGTGTCTTTACGTTTGGCGTAATTAGGCTTAAGAGGGCCACAAGTCCCTACGTTTGCATACCAGAATGGCAGTGGCACTTTTTTTGTACGCATCGCTTGGGTGGGTTTTATTGGCCTATGTGTGTGGCCTCTTACTGTAAGGCCGTGGGGGATCCAGCCTGCGCACTGCATCATCTGCAATCCTTCTAGTTCATCACTAGACATTGAACAATCAAACCCGTGGTAGAAAAGGCATTGCCCGACTTTATAGATACCCTTGCGGGACTTCTCGTAAGGAACCCAATGCCATTGTTGAAACTCGTCACCAAAATCGGGATGGTTTCTCCAATCAACCAAGCTCCTGAGTGGCCTCGGGATCCTACGTGGATCCGCTGCAAGGATGTTGTCGTCGTGATTCCCTGTACATATCCACCTATTGCAACTACTAGGTAACACTTCTCTCAAAGACCGAAGAAGGTTTGCACCGTGCTCGTATTCATCTGAAAGACTATGCATGTCCTCGTTTGGGTGTACAGATGCAGCACTCGATTCAAACACATCCCCCAAGTGACCAAAGTGCGTCAATCCAGAAATATTAGACAGTGTGTCCAATACCCACTTCTGTGTTTCAGGAGGTGTAAATGGTGAATGAGTGCATGAAATTGCTGCTATTTTAGCCTTCTTTCGATCACTCATAATGTTGCCCCTGTTGCAAATTACTTTTTACAGCAATCCTTTTGGTTGCATTTGCACACTCTTTCCATGTCTTTTCTAAGTGACCTGACAAGTGTGTAATAAACCAAAACCCAAGAAATTAAAGGTGCTGCTGTAGTTTCAGCGATCTGTGTCAATGATTGAGGATCCATTTTTTTCCTTAACTGCCAAGCACTTTGCGAACCAAAGACATGAATTGATCTTTGAATACGACTCCACAAACAAAACTAATTGCTGCCAAGCCAAAAATTAGGGCGATGTCAATCACGGTGTTGCCTTTCTAGAAGAATTTGTTTGATCACTTTATATGTCCACGCAGCAGAGATGCAGCCAGTAAAGATTACCAGTGGATAAAAAAGATAATCATCATACTTCGCTACCATGTAATTCAAAACCGTCAAAATCAAGCCGCCAATTACTGGATACCAACCACGCGCACCCTTGGTCACGACAAGAAGAGCCATGCCAGCAAGAAGACATAAGCCGCCGATAACACTCAAGACACTTAGTGGTTGTGATTTTGCCACATCACTGGCTGCTGACAAAGCGGTATCGCTACCTGTTGGGGTAAGCATCATGGACCGGCACCCTGAAACCATGAGAAAGATCAGGGTTGGTATAGCAACTTTAATCATGCTTCGGTTAGTCCTTTTTTTGTTCAGCGAGTTTGGGATTCAAGTTGTTGCAACCTTGCCTTGAGGTCGGCAATGTTTTCATTATGCTTAGAATCGTTAGCTTCAGATAGGACTTGGGACTTGACTAGGTCTTGGGATATAGAACTCAGTTGAGTAATTTGCATCCCGTGAAATGTAATTTCTTGGTCACGGCGGCCCATTGAGAGAAATACACCAGCCGCCGCCGCTGTAATCACAATTGTCTGTACCGCTGCCCACATGTTAGGAGAGCCATTCTTGTTATGGTCCATATTTCATCACTTGCTGTACTTATTATTAAACACTGGGTGGGCTATGTGCACAAAAAGAAGAGGCCCCCTATCTACCAAATCGGCATCAAGGGGGCCCCTCTCATGGAGATATTCCAAATGTCATTCAACGGGCCAAATTTTTATACGAACTTTTTTTTGACCGTCATCGCTTTTTTGTTGGTGCACTTTCAATACCACGTGTGATGGGTCATCGTCCATGATGACAGAAAGTCCTTTTTTGAAACGGCCCTTTGGTTTTTTTAGAGCATCTATGAGCAATTTGCATGAGGCATATAAATTGTCAAGGTCCATGCCTCTTTGCCGGAAGCCCCAGAGCCTCGTTATTTCCAAATTCACCTGTCCCTCGAACACAGGGAGCGGCCTCCCATAAGCCCAAATCAGGTCTCTTGCCTTGTCAAACTCACGCATTCTGGTGCGGTAGTGCATTCGCAATAATTTATTGTGACTGACTATTTCATATGGAATCTCTACTTGCCACTCATCCACTTTGTATCAGCTCCAAAACATCTGACTTCGTTGCACCATTACGATACCACTCACGAAAATCTTTGTCTGGTGGCACGATGATTTTAACCATTGGGCAGAAGGTTTTGAGTCTGTCTTGCAACTTTCTCGCGCCATCCAAACCGGGCCCATCTTGGTCGGCAACAATAGTAACAGGCTTTTTTGCAAGGCACTCTACTAGAAGCTGAGTCCCCCCAAGGCAAGATGGTCTCCCAACCGCAGAGAACCCAAGATCCAAAGCGGCTGCTGTGTCGGTTGGCCCTTCGCAAACCAAAACACCCTTGACCTCATCATCCCAGTTGTTTGGTAGGAAAAGGCCCTGCTTGCTACCCCTGACGGCAAACTTCTTGCCTGTCCTTGTTCTAATGCGAACCCCAATAACCCTTCTTCTGTGCCTGAACATGGGGAAAGTCATACCGTTGTTTGATGACGACCAGCCTATGAACAGCCGCTTGAGAGAAGCAGGTGTAACCCCTAGTTCTCCACCTAACTCAATCAAGTTATCATCAGTCATTGCGTGTATGTTTTTCTTAGCCATCATCGCAATCACGCTGTTGTGTTCAGGTAGCTCGCTCTTCCATTCAGGATTGGTTTTCTCGTACTTGCCCGGTATCAGGACGTGGAGATACCCGCTGCCTTCTATGTATTTTTTACTACCGTCTTCTATGCGTGGGCAAATGACAGCACTATTATCTTTTGCAATCAAGCACCAATCTGTTTTCTTGCAAACAGGGCAGGGCCTATTCTTTTCTGCTCGTCCCCATTCACTCATGGCCTTCTCCAGTTGTTGGCAGCTATTTGGTCTATCAACTTGCCCGCCTGCTCGAAGGTTTGTTGGCCATCGTAACCATGCTTTCTAAGCAACTTGGCCTGCTTGTAAGTGCACTTACCCTCTTTCTTTCTGTTTATGATTTCCTTGAACAACAACCGTTGCGTGTGGTTGTCAATCTTGTTGGTGTCAATGCTATTTCTTTCGAGCAACTGTTGTTGCCCATGAGTAAGTGGCGGGGCCCCTGCGTAAATACGCGTTGGGGCTGCAATTTGTAGTACATCAAAAGGATTGTGATCTAGAGCTTTGTAACTTACTTCAGCCTTAATCGAATCACGCTTCTTTTTCTGAGCCAACTCCGCCTGAATAACCTCCTCTTCTCTCTCAGCGGCTTCAAGCATCTCAATGACATCCATTGGGGTTGACTCTTCTTGCTCAGTCTGTTCCTTGACGCGCTGGACTGCGGCCTCTGAATAATCACCGCCCAGTATGTCCGCCGCATAAATAAGCTCGTGCTTCCCAGCGTTACCAACAAAGTCAACCACCTCACAGTGCGGCTTGGAGCTTCCGAGGATAGCCTCCCTGCGGTCCTGCATTGCCTGTGACCCATCGTGAAGAGGAAGGTGGGCAATGGCTTCATACTCTGGCCTCGTGCCCCTGCCGACCATTTGGGCGTAAAGCGACCGAGAGCTGGTTGGCCGCGCCATAACTATGACTGAAACACCGGGATCATCAAAGCCTTCGACGGTGATGCCGACATTCACCAAGAACTGAAAGTTGGCTTTGGCAAAGTCAGCAACCGCCGCTGCCCGCATGTCCTTTGGTGTCTTGCCAGAAATCATTCTTGCGCAACCCGGCTTATGCCTGTTTAGGATTTCAGAGATCCTGTCGGCATGTGCAACACTACTTGCAAACACAATTGTCTTACGGTCGCCTGCAATTTCTAGTGTCGGTGTAACCACCCCGTGCAGGTTCTTTTCATACTCCATCACCTCTGCCAACTGACGCTGGTTCAAATCTCCAGCAACCTTGTTGACTCGGCTGAAATCCAATGACTCAACCCGGACAATGGTTTGTTTGATTGGCACCAACCAGCCCGCGTTTATTGCATCTTTGATTTGGTATTGATATGCCACTTCCTCAAACACTTGCCCCAATGCCTTGTTGTCAGATCTGTCTGGTGTCGCGGTCACACCCAGCAACTTGCATTTCGTGTTCTTCTGGAAGTGATTTGCCACAGACCTGTAACTGCTTGCAATTGCATGGTGGCACTCATCAATCACTAACAAGGAAAACTCAGACGGGTCGAACCTAAGAAATCTTTTGCCAAGGTAGTTTTTAGCGTTCAGTGTTTGGACGCTTGCAACAACCACCTTAGACTTCATTCCTATGAACGGTTCAAAACTCTTCTCCTCCGCCATTTCTATAGCAGGCGGCTCACCTGTCATGCTTTCAATTTTCTTGGCGGCCTGCCTGATTAACTCTTCACGATGAGCGATGACCATACACCTTTTAGATGCAAGCCTGATCGCTTCGGAAAAAACTATTGTCTTGCCACACCCAGTTGGGAGCACAATGACGGCACTGTTTTTTTGCTGCAATGTTGCAATGCAACCATTAACAGCATTCTGCTGATACTCTCGCAAACGCATAACCACCTCCATGAATGGTGTGCTATTGCTTGAAGGTATTTTTTACTTCGACTGCCGCAACAACGTTGTCAACAAGTTGCTGCCCAAGTTCGTCATATGACGGGTTCTCTTGAAGCTCAACGGCCCAGACATGTACCAGCCGCATAAGGACGGCAAGGACTTCCCTGTGCCTAGCGTCTTCAGAAGCGTCCATCGCTCTCATCAATGAAACCCACTTTGAAAGAGCTATCAGAACTACGCCGGGAGAAGTACTCTCTTCAATCGGCGTGTCAAAATACTCTTCAAGACTTGATTCCATTTTGTTCCCTTACCGAGCTAGGAAGAGAGTCCCAAACACCCTTTGGCAACCAGCCAAGATTGGCGCATGTGTCGCAACCCTTGCCCTCACAATAAGGACAATCGGCGGCAGGTTGAGCCATCCTCAAAAGACGTGCTGCATTTTTCAAATCTGACGTAAATTGATCGTGGTCGAACCAATGTCCACCGGGTTTATTTGTCACCTGTGATCTTGATTCACGAGACAGTATTTGTATTTTTGCAACGAGGTCATCAATGACCTCCTTGATTGGATACTTGGTATCCACCTTGACTGGATTGGCTGCGGGTTCTGATGCGGGTTCTGGTTCTGGGACAGAGGCAGGATCAGGTTCAGTGATGTCTAGTTGCCTGACAGCTTCCGCAACAGCCTTCGCTGTGACTTGGCCACTGCCCTCGTCGATGGCAATGTCCTTGGCCTTTTCCCAAACCTCTTCCCTTTGCGATTCTGGAACCTTCAAGAGCGGCCTTGCTTGGCTGGTTGAGGTGATCGGAATCTGTGCTGCAACGGTCGAGGCGCTGATGACTTCGTAGGCCCAAGATTTCTTGTACCCGAGGCAGCCCTCAACATACTCCTCGAACGAGTCGTGGGTTTTTTCGTATAGCTTCAGGTCACGGACGGTCTCAAGGCATTGCCCCATGTGGACCCACATCAACCTGATATTGCTCTCGCAAGTTTTGATGAACTCCGTGTGCTGTTCCAAAGATGCGTTGTCGTTTGGCTTGATGTCGTTCACCACGGGACCTCTTCCTCAACCTTTGTTTCTGTTTGCACTTCCTGTCCGGAATTCCGGACAACTGTATCAAAGCTCTTGCCTTCACTGATGCAGTTCTCTGCAAAACTTACGGCTAGTGCAATTTGACCTGCGGGCGCTGTCCCGTCGATAGGAGTTTCCATGTGCTGGAGGTACTCAACACACAAGTCCATCACGTCTTGTTGCCCTGTCCACTTCTGGACGATGGACACGAGGTTTCTCTTGTGCATATCCGCCTCATCATCGACGGGTTGTTCGGCAGGCACAGGACGCTGCGCTCTTGGTGGCTCTACAGGATCAGGGGCACCGGCCTGCTCCATCTCCTCTTGGGTGTAGATGCCACTCAGTTCGGCGGGGAAAGCCTTACGGAGCGCGAGCGCCTCTGCGCACTTGCCAAGCATGAGGTGTGGCATTTTCTTCCACATGAACCCTTGCTTTTCACCGGGGAAATACTGGTCCCACCTTGCGCTTGCTGTAAATGCGCAACGGGTTCCGGCAACAATCTTATAGACAGTGACTGAAGCGGTTCTGGGTGAGTCCTCGTTGTCATACACAGGGTCATCGTTCCCTGCGTATTTCCCGGTCCTGTCCGCAACGAGTCTGTAGCCATCAATACCTGTTGTGATATTAAGTCGCCCCTGCCTCACTTGCGGATAGATCTGGTTGGCAATCGGATTGAGATTGTATCTCTCGCATTGCCTTATAAAAACGTCAGTGTGTTCTTGATTGAGGTTGAATTTGTTTCTAACAAACTGAACCTCCTCATCACTCAACTTAAATTCATTCATTTTTATCTCCATGAATGCTTGCTGTGTCGTAGCGCGGACAAAAGGACTCGGCCTCACAGTTCGCGCAACGAACGGGTTCTGGTATCGCAGGAAAGAAACCTGCCTTGTACATTTCTACACGATTCACGAGTGCTTTGGCAACTCGCTCCTCGTTTTCTGGAAGAAAATTAACAGCACGAAGTATTGATGTTGTTGGCCTGATGTCTCCCTTTTTATAAGCAACTTGGTTTCCGTCTTTATCTTTCGCAATGGTCTTTCGTGAATATGGTTTCAGGTATGGCAAATGCAACCAAACCATCTGAGGGTTTTCGCAATCTGCAATAGATGTGAACCCAGACCAATCGGCAATTTTGAATTTGCCACGCAAGCCCATCAACCAATACATTGCAAATTGCATGTTTCTTGAAAGGTAGGCTTTTGTCGGAGCTTCCATCCGCCACTTCCAATCTATGATTAACACGCGCCCTTTTCCATAACCAAAAACGTTTGCAACATCACGGACAATAAGATCAGTGTGAGATGCAAATGAAAAACTCGATCCATCGTGCTCAAGGTCTAAACGGCATGGCGTTTCACAGCCGATCAGTTTGGTTTGCACAAAGAGGGGGCCAAGGTGTTTCACGTAAGCGCAAAGGACTTTTGCAACTTCAGACTTAATGCTTTCAATGTTCTTTTCAACGGAATCTGTAATGATCCTGCCGTCATCAGATAGAGAAGTTTGCGTGTCAGACCACCCAGCAGACACGACCTCTTCAATCAAAGAGATCACTCTTTCTTCTTCCCAAGCATGGCAATCAGTTTTGTGCAGGTAGTTTTCATGCAGAAGCTCGCAGGCAGAACCGGCGAGCATCCCACGGACGAGCGCAGTCGGAGCGTGCGGCAAGAGCTTGCCCTCCCACCGCAACTGCACTCGCCGTGGGCACCCATCGGTCAAGTCGGTAGAGTGGATCTCAGCGAAGTTATCATCAAACGTTCGCAATGTCTGTCCCTCTTTGTGTTTCCAGTTCTTGAACAATGCCGTCTATTGCGTGTTGCACGTTCATGCAGGTCTTGAGCCTTGGGTTGGCAGCGTCCGGGTCGTCAACCATTCGTCGCACCGTGTGCCTGCACACTCCAGCCCGCTTTGCAACTTCACTGTGTGAAAGTCTGTTGTTCGTCATCTTCTTTTTCATTTCTTGGAAATCGAAACACGTATTCATGTGTTCTCCTGTTGGGTTAATCTGCACCATCTTCGGTGCAAGCTTTGATGAATTGATCTCGCATCCATTCAGTCATGGACTTTGCAAGACTTCCTTCGTAGTTGTCAATCAGATCCTCCGGGTCTGTCACGCCAAACATTGACTCAACCGGAAGACCTTGTTCTTGGTAAAGCTTGACGGCTTTGACAGACGCAATCGCGGTGAGCAGTTCGATGTTTCTCCAAGCTCCAAGCATTGGGTTGTCAGGGCTCCACTCGTCGTTCGCGGCAAGCTCCCAAGGGAACTTCTCGAAGTCTGTCCATCCCTCGAAATAGCAGAGTGTCCTGAACGTCATCTGCCCCACCTGCATCAACTCCTTGACTTTCTGCGGTGCCTCGGGGTGAGCGACCAGATCAGGTTCAGCGTCCCAGTTGAAACCGAGGTCTTTGAACGCAAGCTTTGGGTTCGGTTTCGGGTTCGGGTTCGAGTAAATCATTTTGATATCTCCATGCCACTATTGGCGGTTTCATTGTACACGCACGGAAACAGAAAGTCAAACATAAAAAAGCCCCCCGGCGGTTTTGGTCTTGAGGTATCCGCCGAGGGGTATGGGTCCTGCCTTCATTTCCGTCAAGAATAAAAGCAAGGAGATGTGTCGAAACTGCGTGAAGTCAACCAACCAAGTATGCGCAGCCCACTTGAGAACGGATCAAACGTAGTAGACTGTTGTTGGGTTGGTGTCGTTTTGCATTTGCATCAAGAAGCTGGCAACCTTGCTGGAGATGTTTGTGCTTTCTCCCTCGCTGTCAGGTTTCCCAGTGAGGAACACGTCACCGACAATCGTTTGACCAGCGATCAGTGAAGCAAACGGGTTGACTGCGTAGTCTTTGAACAACCCTTCTTCATCGACCACCATATCGGTGTCTGGTGCAACGTCCCTGACAATCTCGATCAGTCCGCCGACGATGTCCTGCATCGGCTTGAGATCTGCCTCGATCTCCTTGATTTCGATCTTGCCGGTTTGTCGGATGATGCCGACTGTGAGTTTTCTCTTTGAATCTTCCATGAGTGAATCCTTCTGCCTGATCGGCTTTGGTTTTCTGTACGTATAATCACACTGTCAAGTCTTCCTGTCAACCCCGTCTGGTTGAAATCTCAGGATTGGTCAACTTTTTTTCTTCGTCTTCCCCCACAAGATACGCGGTCTTGCGCAGGTTTTCGGTGGTCACGTTTCCATTGGTTGTGAGCAGTTCAAGAACCTCTCGAATTGCTGCCACCACGTTTTCAATCGTAAGTCTGGACATCATTTTTTCCTTTTCTTGAATCCGGGTCTTTGTTTCGGTGCGCGGGACTTGGTTCGGTTTTTGGGTGGGCGGTGGCAAGTCAACGCCTGCCGCCTGACCCCTTCATCCCTTTTTCCTTTGTTAGTCATCAACATGTGAATCTCCATTCTGTTTGTCAGAGGCCGCAAGCCTCTTCTTCCATGCACTCTATTGCGATTTCCCGAAAATGCTTGATCATGATTCTGCCGAGGTCGTTGTAGAAAATCTCTTTCGGTGCGTCTCCAACCTGTTCGACCCACTCGTCAATGATCTCCACTTCTGTCTCGACCTTGTTTCCCCTGTGAGTGTCAACGTCAAACTCCTCGACGATTGCATTGAAGCACACCCTGAACCTCTGGACCTCGTGCACGATGTCGCCATCGTGGTTGAGGTCCAAAGTGACTTCGTACTCTCGCGTCAAATTCTCATTCATCGTGATCCTCCTTCTGTGTGAGGCCAAGCTGCTCGGCAATGTCTCCGACCGTCACATCCAGCTCGGTTGCAAGTTCAAGCATTCTCTGACCCACCTTCGAGTCTCTCTCGGTTCCATTCTTGAGGTCGTCCCCGCAGTACAGAAGGGCCTCCCGAATGATTGAGATGTCCTCACTCAGTGTGCAGGCGAGGAGTTTGAAGAGCGCGGCATTGTTCGACATCTGTGTCTCCGTTCTGGCGATTTGTTCGCCGTTGGTGTCAAGTCATTGTACCAGGGTCTGGTCACGTGTCAAGCGGGCGGATGATTTCTTTGGCGAAGAAGTCAGCGATGACCACCTGCGCCCCCGGATGCAGAAACGACTCCGGGTACTTCAATGCCATCGGGATGCCCATGTCCCGAAGCTTCAGGGTCAGATCGAAGAACCCGGCGAGTGACTGCATGCCTGTGCTTCCCTGCCGTGTGGCCTCGGGCGTGTAGTCTCCATTCTGCCCGAAGACCTCAGCCATCCAGTGTGGCGTTCTCTGGTGAAACGTCTGTGTGCGCTCGACGTGGTACATCGCCGTCTGCACGTTGATCTCGACCCGTTGCGGATACTCCGTTTTCTGGGTGCTGCAACTCACGGAAGGGACCACCAAAGTCAGGGGCGCAGTTTGCAACTCCACTGAGTTATCATCAATCTTCATTTCTTCAGCCACGTTGCACCTCGCCTTTCATCACACGTTGCGCTGTCCAA